GTGGTTATAGGTTTCATCATCATCTAAACCCTGTCAATGTTAAAGGTGTTGGTGGCGTATATTATATTAGTGCAGAAGATATTGATAGTGGTCATTTTTCAATTCTAGACCCTAGAAGTAGAGATGAGGATCATTATAAATACTCACCCAAGTCTGGTGAAATGATAATTTTCCCTGATTGGATGATGCACAGACCAGAAGTTTCAAATAGTAGCCTAGATAATCCTAGATTATCGATAGCGACAAATATATATTTTAAGTTTCAATGGCCAAAAGAATTGATATGGTAGGAGATATTAATGCTGATTAACACTTATGAGAAAGATGGTCGCAAGAGCGAAATTTATCGTGAGAACAATCAATATCTGGTCAGATTGTATGAAAACGGTATTCTGATGGATGAAAGAGGTATGGCGGGTCATGGTATTCACTATGCTGAGAGTCTGGCAGAAAACTATATAGAAAGAATCGGTAGTTTCAATACTACCAAGCAGTTTATTAGAGATTAGTATTTGCGGGGGTGATGTAGTGGTAGCCTGTCACCTTGCCAAGGTGATCGTTCGGGTTCGATTCCCGATCCCCGCTCCAAACTATGCGGACTTAGTGTAACGACAGCACAGCGGTCTTCCATATCGCAAGACTGGTTTAATTCCAGCATCCGCTCCACTCTTATTAGGAACTATAGAAATGGCATATTGGGGTTATCATCTTCTGTTGGATTGTGCTGAACTGGATCATGCTTGCATTACCAGTGAGAATACCATTTATAATTTCGTCAAGCGTCTTGTTCAAGAGATTGACATGGTTGCTTATGGTGAACCACAGATTGTAAACTTTGGTTCTGGCAATAAGGCTGGCTATACTCTTGTGCAGTTGATTGAGACTTCAAATATTGTTGCACACTTCGTGCCTGATGATGGTATGGGTGGTAACGCAATGTATCTTGATGTTTTCTCTTGCAAAGAATATGATGATCAGGTCGTTATCAGATTGGTAAAAGAGTTTTTTGGTGCCAAGTATGTGAGACCTAACTATCTAACGAGACAAGCGTGATTATTCCTACAAAATATAATGTTGGCCATAAATTTTGGGTTCCTCGTTGCTATGAAGTATATGAGAAAGAAGAACTCAGATTTGAAGATGAAGTTTGGTATAGAGATGTATCACATTTCAAAGCTTTTGCGAAACAGAAGGTCATCATAAAGATCGAAATTTATGTTAGCGATTCGGATAGACCGGTTGTGCATTATTATACCGTCAATACCGATGAAGAAGCTAACACTCAACTGTCTTCAGTATATGAAGAGAGTCGGATAAATGATTATACAGAGGAACAGGCTTTATCTGTTGCTAAAGAATATGAAAGAAAACAAGAAGCTTATTACGGGCTATGATGTTTGGCTCGAATGGATATCAACCGCTATTCTGATGGTTGGTATTCTTATGACCGCATATAATGTTTACCCGTTAGGTGTTTGGTTTTCTTTAGTAGGTAATGCAGGTTGGTTAATTGTAGGCTATTTGTGGAAAAAATGGTCATTAATCATAATTGAGTTGATGGCTGTTGCTATATACATTAGTGGTCTGATTAATCATTATCAAGTGTTTTAGGGGGTATAGCTCAGTTGGGAGAGCGATTGCTTTGCAAGCAATATGTCGGCGGTTCGATCCCGTCTACCTCCACCATATTTCAGGAAGTAAAATGTCAATATCAACCAAAGTTTACAGAAAGGTGATGGGCTACTATCATACGAGTATGGTCTTAGCATATCTTTTCTGGATGCCTATCATCGTATTGACATTTTTAGGATTCTTAGTTACTCTTTCGCCCCAGTAGCCCAATTGGTAGAGGTGCCGGTCTTAGAAACCGTAGGTTGTCAGTTCGAATCTGACTTGGGGCACCAATTTCCCGCCCATGTGATCCAAATGGTAGAGGTAGCGGCTTCAAACTCCGCATGTTGGGGGTTCGAATCCCTCCATGGGCACCATCATAAATAGTCGAGAATACAAATCGGTGTGTTTATGAAAACGATAGCATTGTTTAGTCATCATCCTGAATGTTCTGATCAATGCGTATCAGGTATGATAACGGCGCTATCACCACACTATCATGTTAAAGTTTTCAGTATAGCTGACGATTTAAATTATGTGCTTTCACAATCTGATTGTGTGGCCTTTCCTGGAGGTATAGGTGACTCGGACTCATACTACAAGTTCTTCAAGCGGCGTCATGGTAATGCCATTGCTGATTTCGTATCCGACGGGGGAAAGTACCTTGGTATATGTATGGGACAGTATTGGGCTGGATCCAATTACTTTGATATCCTCGAAGGTATTGATGTCACACAATACATCAAAAGACCGACAGCAGAAATTAAAAGATCATACGGAACTATCGCTGAGATAACCTACGAGAGTGATTTCAGCAAAGATAAAATGTTCTTTTATGATGGTGGTGCTGTAGTTTTGACTGATATTCGTGCTACATACCAGGTACAAGCTAGATATAGAAATGGTGATCCTATGGCTCTGATACAGAACAATGTTGGTATCATAGGTTGCCATCCAGAGAGTGAAATGCTATGGTACAACATGTATCCATACATAAAGAACCACTGGCACCAAGGTAGACACCACAAGTGGTTGCTAGAATTTGTTGACAAGTTAATGCTGCCTTAGTGTAATTGTTAAGCACCCGAGGTTGTGGTTCTCGGAGTTCAGGTTAGAACCCTGGAGGCAGTACCAAAATAGAAGAGAATGAAAGTGAACAGAAAGTTTGATCTGAATGAAGTGGTTGAATTTATCCGCAGTTCTTCGCCTTCCACCTCCATCTATATTGGAGCAGATAGTGAGCGTTACCGCGGTAGGGATGATCAGTGGTATGCTGACTATACAGTTGCCGTTGTTATTCATATGGATTCTTCTAGAGGTTGTCGTGTCTTCGGAAAAGTAGATACGGAGCGTGATTATGATAAGCGTCATGATCGCCCAGCCGTCCGCCTAATGAATGAAGTATATCGTGCATCGCAGATGTATCTTGATTTGATTGAAGCTATTGGTGATCGTCATTGTGAAGTCCACCTGGATATTAATCCAGATGAAATGCACGGTTCGTCATGCGTTATTCAACAGGCTACTGGCTACATTCGTGGCATGTGTGGTTTCGCACCAAAGGTCAAACCAGAAGCATTTGCGGCCTCTTATGCTGCTGACAGACTCAAGGAGATTTTAACTGCATGAATGATTTTGTTCTCATACAAGATGACTTTTTTAGCCAAGAGAGTTGTGACTATATGATAGATGTATACCATAGATTTAAGTCTATGGGTCTCACACTATCAAGGCATGACCAAGGCAGCGCGTCACATCAAAAAGATGATGATCAGCTATATGTCAACGGTGTAATGGGAACTGTTCAAGAGTTGGATTTGGATTCTCTCGAACCTTTCGGTCTATTCACCAGAAGATTTTGGGAATATTCATATCCAGCTTATGCAAAAAAGTTTAGTATATTGAATACAGATGCGGCCCATACAATTAGATTGATGAAGGTTCAAGAAACTCAGGTTGGTGGTGGCTATCATGTTTGGCATCATGAAGATGATACACCTCAAAATATGCGTAGATTGATGACTTTCATTCTTTATCTGAATGATGTTGAAGAAGGTGGTGAAACGGAGTTTCTGTATTATCCAAAAAGAGTGAAGCCTAAGGCTGGCAGATTATTGCTTTGGCCAGCAGGTTTCACACATACACACAGAGGCAATCCACCAATCAGCAATGTGAAATATATATTGACAGGTTGGGTTGAATATACATAGGAGCGTGGGCAGGACGGTAATGCAGCGGTTTGCTAAACCGTAGGACCTTCGGGTTCAATTGGTTCGACTCCAATACGCTCCGCCAAAAGGATTGATTATGAAAACAATATATTATGGTGTTCGTGCGGGCGATATTAATAAAGGTTTAGGTTTATCTTTGAGATGTTTTGAACCTGAACCTGTTAAATATACAAATTTTTTACCTAATATAAAAGATTTGAATATAGATCGTTATGATAAATGCCCTGCACATACACAATTTAAAAAGAATCTTTTCAGTATTAAATCTCCCATCGATTACGAACTTCATTTTGATGATGTTCAACAAAGATTTTATACTAATCTTTATGATCAAAATTTTTACGATTCTATTGTTTTTGTTAGATCAATAGAATCTAGATTGATAAGCTTTAATATCGCATATCATTTCTTTACAGAAGAAAAAGAATTATATATCTCACAAGAACAAGCTTCGTTTCACACGAATAAATTTATCGATAATACAATACTCATTCCTGGTAAATTTGATGTAGCTAAGTTTCCTAGAAATCTAGAACTTGCTTTTCATGTGAAAAGAAAAATTGAAGTTTCTATTGGTGATGATCTTTATTATGTAAGATTTCATACAAATGAAAATCTACAATTTAAAAAATTTTTTGTGAGCGATAAATATCTAGAATTATGTTTGAATTTAATGAATCTAAAGAATGGTAAAAAATCAATCAAAAATTTAAATTATTATTATGATCTCTATACCAAGCATCCTAAGTATAAGAAGCTTATGCTTGATGAGATCAAAAACAACTTGATGGATTGAACATGAAAAATGAAAAGATTTTTATTCAGATTGCCTCTTATCGAGACCCTGAATTAGTACCAACAATTCATGATTGTATTCGTAAGGCTGATAATTCAGAGAATCTGGTATTCAGTATTGCCTGGCAGCACTCTGATGAAGATGTTTGGGATACACTAGATGATTTTAAAGATGATGAAAGATTCCACATCATTGATATTAAGTGGAATGAGACCAAGGGTACATGCTGGGCCCGTAATGCAACTCAAAGCAAATACAATGGTGAAGGCTACACACTACAGATTGATAGCCATCACAGGTTCGTAAAGGGTTGGGATACCATCTGTAAGAAGATGCTATCTGATCTAGTTGATGCTGGTCATGAAAAGCCACTACTCACCGCCTATCTACCTTCATATGATCCTGATGATGATCCTGGTAAGAGAGTGAAAGAAGTATGGAAGCTTAACTTCGACCGCTTTACACCAGAAGGTGTTATCTTTATGTTACCCGCAACCCTTGAAGGCTGGCAGGATGAACCTCTACCAGTACCTACAAGGTTTTTCTCCGCTCATTTTGTATTTGCCTATGGTCACTGGAATTTTGAAGTTCCTTATGATCCTGAATTGTATTTCCATGGTGAAGAAATCTCTCTAGCCGTTCGTTCATACACTCAAGGGTATGACCTGTTCATACCAAATAGAATTGTAGCTTGGCATGAATACACTCGTAAAGGTCGTGCAAAGCATTGGGATGATAATAAGACATGGGAAATTCTGAACAAAAACTCACTCAAGAGAGTTAAGAAGCTTTTGAATGTTGATGGTAATAGGGATGATACTGATTTTGGTATCTATGGGCTTGGTTCTGTACGAACACAATCTGATTATGAAAGCTTTTCCGGTATCAGATTTGAAGACCGTGCGGTTCAGACATATACTCTCGACAACTTTGATGCACCAAATCCTCTTTACAGAACACAGAAGTCTTATGAAAGGTCTTTCGTTAATCGATTTAAACATTGCATAGATTTATGGAAAAAGTCTATTGATGATAGTGTGGACTGGGATGGTTGGGCTGTCATTTTCGAAGATGAGGATGGTAAGGCCGTCTATAGACAAGATGCTGACCGTAACGAAATCAACCAGCTCAAAGAGACACACAAAGACGCCGATTTCTATAATGTCTGGAGAACATTCAACTATAAGGGTGTTCCATACAAGTGGGTAATCTGGCCATTTAGTGCAAAGCATGGTTGGGGTAACAAGATTGAAGGTATTTTACCGAGGCTATAATGGTCAAGCTAATATCTAAATTTAGAAACAGATTTGAGGTATCTGAAAGAAGACTTGAGTTCTGTAGGTCTTGTGAACATTATGATAAGACATTTCATAAGTGTTTGAAGTGTGGATGCTTCATGGAAGCTAAGACGCTTTTTATGGCAGCTGAGTGCCCTATTGGAAAGTGGGGAATGGAGGAGGACATAAATAATACAGATGTCATCCAGGAGAGAGAACAATGGAAGAACTCGTAGAAAAGATGAAAGAGGTTCTAGCCAACTCTTTCACATTCTATATCAAGGCACACGGCTATCATTGGAATGTAATTGGTTCAGATTTCCCACAGTATCACGAGTTCTTCGGTGATCTTTATGAAGAAGTTCATGGTGCAGTAGATGATATAGCAGAACAGATTCGTCAACTCGATTCTTTTTCACCTGGCACACTCCAGCGCATGAAAGAACTATCGAAGGTAGACGAAGATGATAAGATTCCTGTGGCCACAAAGATGATCACAAATCTAATCGACGCAAATGAAACCGTAATCACTTCACTGGTTGAAGCTTATAAGCTGGCTGAAACCGCAGAGCAATATGGTCTATCTAATTTCCTTCAAGACCGAATGATGGCTCATAAGAAGCACCGATGGATGCTCAAGGCTACTGCCAACCAAAAGTCTTAAAAGCTCCTTCGGGAGCTTTTTTATTATATGCTAAATACCTAAAAAAGGTATATGATAATGGCTACAACACTTTCGGTCCCTGAGCTTTTCAAATACGCCTGGCGTGTAGATAAATTCATAAGCATGTATGAAGGTAAAGAACCTCTTACCCTTATGAGTGGCACGAAGGTAGTATTGGCTTATGATGATGAGACATTAAAAACTCTTAAAAAGAAAAAGCAAGATGATTATAGAAAGCTTGTTTTTAAAGACTCGAAGGTTAAGAGTAAGACATATAAGATAAACAGCTTCATGAAAAGCGAAGAGTTTGGCGGTAAACCTGCAAAGGGTGCCGCCGGTATCGACGCCGAAATGAGAACTGCTATGAATATCAATCAGCAACTAGCTGAGATAATGGGTAAAACTGGTAAGAAGTCTGTCAAGATTAAGGTCGCTCAACATTCTTATACGGTCACAAAATGCGTAAAGGTGGAAGGAACACCAAAATCAGACCTTGCATTGCTAGATGATGGTGGTAATGAAGTTGTTTGGTTATCATATAAGATGGGTACAAGAGCTAAAGACTTCCAGCAATGGAGTGGTATGACAGAAGATGTAATTCAAAATCATCCTGAAGTTCAGACCTTCATTCAACAGCTACAGAAAAAGTTTGGTACTGTTATGCCAAACGCCACAACAATAGCCAAGAAAATCAAAGATGCCAAATTGAAAAAGTATGCGGTCTATGGTGTCAATTTCAGCATCGCAAATAGAAATCTAGGTAGGCAAAATGTTAGTATCGTTCTACAAGGCGATATCAAACTCAAGAAAGATGGTTCTTTGGCCTATGAAATGACCTCAGAGCATGTTCTAGAAAATGGTGAAGCTATCACTGGTGATTATGAACCAGTATTGATGGCAATATACAAAGGTGATAGAAGCCAATTTGGGCTTAAAGGTGCGCGATTTGTTATACAACCAAGAGCATCTAGAGCAGTCACGGAATGGATAGAGTAATGATAGAATTTAAAAGTTTCCTTAGAGAAGATAAGCAGGGTAAGAACCTACATCTCGAACACATTCAGGATGAAGTTCTGAACGGCGGTGTCGCAGGCACACGCGGAGCTATTAATTTCTTACAGTCTCTTCGTGACATGCTTGCTGGTCATGCTAAGACAGCAAGAGTGAATCTTTCAACCAAATGGGATGGTGCACCAGCCGTATTCGCAGGTATTAATCCAGAGAATGGTAAATTCTTTATCGGAACAAAAGGTGTATTTGCCAAGAACGCCAAACTCAATTACACTGATGCTGACATTGATGCTAATCATCCAGGTGAAGGTCTGAATAAGAAGCTGAAGATTGCCTTGAGATATCTAAAAACACTAGGAATTACTGGTGTCATTCAAGGTGATATGATGTTCACCAGCGAAGACCTCAAGAGAGAAACTATAGATGGAATAGAATATATCATATTCCAACCAAATACTGTAGTCTATGCTGTACCTGCGGATTCAGGATTAGCCAAGCAAATACTAAATGCAAAGATGGGTATTGTATGGCATACATCTTATATTGGTGATAAGCTAGAAGATATGCAAGCCTCTTTTGGTGTTGACATAGGCCATCTGAAACAGACTAGAGATGTCTGGTTCAGAGATGCTTCGTTTGTTGATGCTACAGGCACGGCCACATTTACAGAGCAAGAAACTCAGGCTCTAAATGCTATACTGACACAGATTGGTAGCACCCTTAGAAATATTTCATCAAGAACGCTAAATGAAATATCAGTCAATGATACCTATAAGGTACAAATCAAAGCATGGAATAATCTAAAGGTTAGAGAAGGTCAGAAGGTAACAAACACTTCTGCACATGTTCAAGGTCTTATTTCTACTGTAGAAAGCAAACTTAATGCAAGCATTGCTGAAGCTAAGAAAGAAGACACCAAGCTAAAGAGACAAAAAGAAAAGACAATCGTTCTCACATGGTATAAGCAGAATAAAGATGAATTGAAGAAAATCTTCGATCTACAGAACCTCATCATCGATGCGAAGCTGATGATTGTTCGTAAGCTTGAGCAAGTCAAAGGTGTTGTAGGAACATTTAAGAGAACCGACAGCGGCTATCAAGTCACGGCTCCCGAAGGTTTTGTGGCAGTCGATACAATTAAAGGTAATGCGGTCAAACTTATTGACCAATTAGAGTTTTCACAGACAAACTTCAATGCAACAAAGAACTGGGACAAATGAAAAGTTTCTATGAATATCTAGCAGAAGCAAAAGAGGCTGAAGGTCTTCTTAATATCTTTGATATTGATGACACCTTGTTTCGATCAAAGACTTCTGTTGTCATCATGAAAGATGGTAAACCCATCAAGACGCTTGGCTCAGGTGAGTTCAATCACTATAAGCTAAAACCTGGTGAAGAATTTAACTTCGATCAGTTTAGATCAGGTGAACATTTTCGTAAAGCTGCTCAGCCTATCGATAAGATGCTAGAAAGAGCCAGGCAGGCCGTCAAGCAGGGTAAGACCATCATCATTACAGCCCGTTCAGACTTCTACGATAAAGAACCTTTCCTACAGAAGTTCCGTGACCATGATTTCCCCATCGATCAGGTACATATTGAACGCGCCGGTAATCTACAGAAGCTCAAGGCGGATGCCAAGGTCAGTGTTACGAAAGCTGTGGTGATCCGTAAGTATATCAATTCTGGTAAGTATAAGAGAATTAGAATGTGGGATGACCATGCTGGTAATCTAGATACTTTGCTGAAGCTGGGTAAAATTCACCCAGAGATCGAAATAGAAGCCTATCTGGTCAACCCAGAAACAGGTGAAAGCACAAGGTATAAGTCATGAAGAAACAGGAATTATAAATAAGAAGTAATACTATTCCTGTAGAGGGGATTTAATGGAAAATTCGAAGAAAACGCCTGGCGTGGCGTTCTATGGTAAGGTCAGAATACCTACCATTGGGCATAAAAAAGCAATAGAAACTGCACAAGGTATCGCTAAAAAGACAGGCGGTCAACTTCGTATCGGTCTATCTGGAACATCACACCCCCTCACTCCAGAAACAAAGAAAGCCCATGCTGAGATGGTATTTGGCCATCCAGTAGAGACAGGCACTCCAGAAACATCTAATCTATTCTCATATCTTGCTAGTCTCGGTCAACACCATGATGAACTGCATCTGGTGGCTGGTTCTGATCGCGCACCTGAATATCGCAAAACCCTCCAGCAATGGAACGGTAGAGCTGATAAGAATGGTAAAGTAGGCTTCAACTTCAAAAGATGGAAAGTCCATGAAGTAGAAGGTAAGCGTGGAGATAGTGGTGAGCATCCTACTAAGATGAGTCGAGATGAGCTTGAGCGTTCAGTAAGCGCAACTAAACTTGAGAAACTGGCTCGTTCAGGTGACTATGAAGGTTTCAGAGCATATCATCCTGGTATGCCAGAAAAACATGTGAAGAAGGTCTATAATCAAATAAGAATGGCTTCTTCTGAGCCACCAAAACCAAAGTCTGTAAAAGCTATTAAAGAAGATGCTGTTGCAGATATTGGTGAATTAAATCATGAAAAGTTTGGGCCTATGCTCGACAGCTTTACCCAATTTGCTTCTGATAAACTAGGCATTAAGAAATCTCCTAAAATACATCTATCTAAAAAAGATATGACAAATAGTTTTGGTGGCTATAATCCAGCTGATCATTCTATCGTTGTCGTTTCTAAGAATAGACATCCGATGGACATATTCAGAACTGTGGCTCATGAACTTGTGCATCATAAACAGAAAGAAGATGATCGCATTGGTAAAGATATTTCCTATGAAGGTTCAACAGGAAGCCCCTTCGAAAATGAAGCAAACGCAGAAGCCGGAAAGATCATGCGCTGGTTTGCTAAAAAGAATCCTGAAATGTTTAAATCTGGATATGTGGTTGAAGAAACCCTAACAGAAGGCATCAATGACCCAGGAACATTTAAAGCTGTCTTTCTAGCTGGTGGTCCTGGTTCAGGCAAAGATTATGTAATGAAGCAGACACTAGATGGTATGGGTCTGCAAGAAATCAACTCAGATGTGGCCTTTGAGTTCTTGATGAAGAAGGCTGGTCTTAACTTTAAGATGCCTGAATCTGAAAGAGTTGAGCGTGATGTTGCTCGCGGCAAAGCCAAGAAACTAACCAAAGAGCGTGAACGCCTTGCTCTATCAGGTCGCCGTGGTGTTATCATCAATGGCACCGCAGATGATCCAGAAAAGATTGCCAGCATCAAGAAAGAACTAGAAGAATTAGGTTACGATACTATGATGGTGTTTGTCAACACCTCCGATAAAGTATCGAAAGAAAGAAACATCGCTCGCGGTGATGAAGGTGGTAGAACAGTACCAGAAGACATCCGTAAAGATAAGTGGGATGCCTGCCAAGCCGCAATGCCTGTTCTTCAAAAACTATTTGGTAAAGAAAACTTTGTCGCAGTAGATAACAGCAATGATCTACGCAAAGCTTCGCCTGAAGTTGTAAAGAAAGTTAAAGGTGAGTTCCAAAATATCTTTAAGATGACAAAGAAGTTTGTTGCTCGTCAACCTATCAATAATGAAAAAGCAGCAGGTTGGCAACAAAATGAATTGCAGAAGCGTAACATGCAATCATTTACACCGGCAAAAGCTACAGCATTTGGTAGTGGTGCAGTTCAGCGTGGTGCTATGCAGACCACACCTCTACCACCAGACCAAGATGCCACTCAACAAGTTTCTCAAGCACCATCACCTGATCAAATGTCCCAGGCTAAACGCCTTGGTCTGACATATTATGGTTTTGGTCGCTGGGGCACAACAATTAAAGGAAAAAATACTGTGACCTATCTAACACAAAACGGAAAATTAGTACCAAAGCCACAGCAACAACAAGTAGCTGAAGAAAAGAAAATGAAGGGCCCAGATCCATGCTGGAAGGGCTATCAAATGGTTGGTAAGAAAAAGAAAAACGGCAAAGAAGTACCTAATTGTGTACCTGTCGATGAGGCCTTCGAGACATTCGTTGAAGGTGAAGACAGAACAAACACATATAAGAGAGAGCTAGGTACAAAAGACCTTGCTAATCTATATGCGAAAGACACACCTGGTCAAGATACAGCACATTTAAATCCTTTGTATGAAAAGAAAAAGGTTCGCTTCGTTAAGAAGAAGAAGGTAGAAGAAGATGCTCCACCACCATATGGCTATGAGTTTGGTAACTCTGGCATAGGACCAACATTCGGTGTTGTTAGATCACCAGGTGGTTTAGGTATGGGCTATTCTCTACCATTAAACGAATCTATTAAAAACTGGATGCTCAACGAAAAGACAATAGAGCGTTTCATTGAGAAGTATGGTGATAGAGCGGAAGAAAAGCTATATGAAACTGCAAATAAGCTGGATAGTCTTTACACAAAGAACGATGACAACACCAAAACATTCACAGAAATTCGTGAGTCATGGGATGCCGCAGGCGGCCGTGATATGGGTACTGTTCCAAAAACAGGCAAGCAAGATATGGATGAATCTACACCCGCATGGCAGCGCAAAGAAGGTAAAAATCCAGAAGGTGGTCTGAATAGAACAGGCATCAACGCATATCGCAAAGACCATCCTGGCTCAAAGTTATCACTGGCCGTAACTACTAAACCTTCAAAGCTAAAGCCTGGTTCTAAGAAGGCAAATCGCAGGCTATCATTCTGTCGCCGCATGAAAGGTATGAAGTCTAAGCTAACCTCAGCCAAGACTGCAAGAGATCCAAATTCAAGAATCAATAAATCACTTCGCAAATGGAATTGCGAGGAATAAGTTTTCAATAAATATAGATAAACCCTCATTAAAGGAATTTAAAAAAATGTTGACCAGAAAAGATCCATTAGTAGAAGCAGTAGCAAAGGTTATGCAAGAAAACCAGATTCGCCGTGATGTTGAGCGTCAGGTTAACGAATCTTTTGGTATTCATTCTAGAAACGCTTTGCCTTTCCGCGACCGTGCAGAATATGATCGCGTTCTTGCTGAAAAGACAGAAGAAGTTCTCAATGAAGAATTGAAGGGTAATCAGTCTAAGATTGATGCCAATCATAATAATAAAATAGATGGTCAAGACTTCAAGATCCTAAAGGCTAAGAAAGGCCAAATGGAAGAAGATAATGAGTCTGCTGAAAAGAAGATGCAGAAGGGTTAAGAATCTAAAGAAGCTGCCAATATGGAAGAAGAAAAGCTTGATGAAATTTCATCCAAATTAGCAAGTAAAGCTGCTGAGAAGGCTCGTAATTTGGCAACAATGAATACGGATAACGGTAAGCCAGCAGTAGGAATGGCGTATAGACAACAAGCTTATCGCCTCGAACTTGGCGCTGAAAAAAGAAGAGGAAAAGAACAAAAAGCTGGCGTATCTTCAGGTAAAAGAGCAAGAATGAAAGAAGAACAACTTGCAGAGAAGGCACCTCCAGGTGACAAGTATGAGCGCATGGTAAAGCACATCAAGTCAAAGTATTCTAAGGGCGGCCTTTCAGATAAAGAAAAGTCAATCGCTTATGCTACAGCATGGAAGGCGAAGAATAAGGAATCAAAGTAATGAAGACATTAAAGAAAAAAATTACTACTGATTCAGTAATGGAAGAACTCAAGAAGAAGATGGGTAGAACCGATCTCACTAATGAGGGTTTTCTAGATTGGCTAACAGGCGGTAGCAAAAAGGCAGATGCACCAGCTCCAAATCCTGATGCTAATGCAGGTACAGCAAAAGGTCCAGAACCAGCGCCCGCACAGGCTCCATCAACAGCTTCAGGACCTTCAGATAAACCACCTGAAGCACCTTCAACGGCTTCTGGGCCTGCGCCTGCCGCACCTGCTATGCGTGGTTCTCTGAGACAAGCTATTGGTAATATTGGTGGTACACCAGCCGATGATGCGGCGGGACCACCATCGGCTGTTAATACACCAGGTGCCGTTGCTGTTGATAAAGGTGTTATCGCAAAGACTGATATATCTACAGCCAAAGGCATTGGTGGTACTGACAGTAAAATTCCAGATGAAGTCAAGCAGGCTAAAGCCGCTGAAATTGAAAAGAGCGACAAGGAAGCAGGTCTTACACCAACAACACCTCCAAGTAAAGAAGTTGGTTCAGGTCGCGGATCAACAATCGAAGCACCTGGCGCTAGAGCGGCCGCACAAAACCAAACATTCTCTCAGGCCTTTGCTGCTGCTCGTAAAGAATCTGGCGGCGCTGGCGGTAAATTTACCTATAATGGTAAAGAATATCAGACTAATGTTAAAGGTGAAAAGTATTCTTCACCATCAAAGTTAAAGACAACTGGTGTCTATAGTGAAAGCTTTGAACAGTTTGTTAGAAATCAGTTTATTGCTGAAGCTAAAAAAGAAGAAATGGAAGAAGCAATAGACAATGCTAATCCAGGTCTAGGACCAAGATATAATCCTAAGAAAACTGTATTTAAGACAGAACTTCATAAAGGTAGCAGAAATTGGGGTGGTAATCAAAAGAGATCACCAGCGACCTATGCTGAAGAAGCTACAAAAATGGTCAAAAAGAAAGTTATGGAAAAGAAGAAAGAGCAGCCCCTAGGCAGCACATCAACAGGTAAAAATGGTGAAACTATAACCATGCAACCTACAAAACCAGAATTAACCGGATATCACTAAATAAATATAAGAACAGGAGCAATCTAAAATGGCAAGACCACAATGGGGTAATGTTGATAATGCTGCCAACTCAGTTATATGGGCAGCATCTCAACTAAACAAATCACCAACATCTGCTAACGCAGTATCACTATACGAAAACACAACAGCAAACGCTTTTATTACAAATGCTATTATAGGCCAGTTTGGTGTTGACACTAACGAACAAAGAGCTTCAAATACAGCAAAACCTACTCATGCTGGTTGGGTTCTTCGTAGAGAAGGTACAGGTGGCCGTGCAGGTCGTATCTTCTATGAAACTCTCGTAGCTATGGGTTCAATGACAGGCGACGGTTCTGATGATACTCAGTTCCCTGATTATAGACTCGTAATTTCTACACAGCCAGTAAGCTCAACTCTTGGCACATCAAATGCTGTCAACTTCATAGTTGTTGCTTCTTCTGTACCATCTGGTGCTACAATCAGCTACAAGTGGCAGAAAGACGGTGGTCCATCTTCACAGACATGGGCAGATATTGCAAACACTGGTATATTCCAGTCTGCAAATGGCAATACGACAGCAACATTGTCAATCTCGAACAATGCAACGCTGAACGCAAACAACTTCCGCGTAATCGTAACTGCAACTGGTGCAAATACTATCTACTCTGCAAACGCACGAATCACTGTAGTATAATAATGGGGGTTCGCCCCCATTATAACCTGAGGAATTATAAATGAAAAAGTTTAAGAGCTTTATAAAAGAAGAAATTGTTCAGAGCGCCAATGTTAAGAGCGGTAGCGTTGATATAAGTGATAGTGCGGTTCGAGATAATATCAATGGTATTATTGCCAGCGCCACTCGTTGCAGGTTCGTAACTCCATATGTGGCTCTTGAAAGAATAAGACGCACACTTGCTTCTTATCATATCTTTCTACCAGGCCATAGCTTTCTAGAAGGTGATTCGGGAACAGCAATGTTCCCTGTAAACCAGTTTGGTGTCAAGATTGGTCAAACAGAAGACGGCCAAGTCGTAACGACTCCTCCATCAGATTTCACAGTTTACTTCGAATATAATATGTCAGATAACGGCATGTTCGATGTGTTCTGCGAAATTTTAGATCAAGATGAATTGAAAGATGTTCTATCTGATCTTGAAGATGAGCTAAATGAGGAGCATGAAGGTCATCATGTCCACCCATTTATGCCTGAAACTGGACCAAGACACACCCCCGGCTCTAATCAGCCTGTAATAGCTACAGGTTTTGATACACCTGATATGTTGAAAGGTGAAAACAGAGACAAGATGAAAGCTCACCTTGAAAGAGGTGATGAACCAAAAGACGGCAGTTCTGATAAGGACGAAAATGTTCACTCAGGTTTGAGATTTGCTGGTGCTGAGACTGGCCCTAAGATTACTCCTGGTTCAAATCAACCTATGGCTATCGCAGCTAAAGTTATCAAGAAACTGAATGAACTAAACCTTTCACCGGAGCAGCAAATGGATGATAAGCAGTCAAAGCTCAATGAGTTATCAGCCGAGTTGGTTGGTAAGGTAAATAAGAAGCGTCTTGAAAAGCCATCAAAGACAGCCGCAGCACATGCAACTCTAACAAGAGCCGTTAGAAAGAAGTGGCTTGAGTCTGAAGTTGGTAAGCTAAAAGAAGAAGAACAGCTTGATGAAATTAGTCTAAAGACTAAAATAAAAGCATATGCTGCGACCAGAGATGTTGATGCTGATTATAACTACGGCGATAAAGTTCACGATCAAGGTGACAGAATTAAAGCCTCTATTGAAAAAAAGCATGGTAAAAAGGCTGGTGAACATGCTGAACGCGCAGCCTACGGTAAGCCATCAACTCCTGCTACTAGATCAGCAGAAAAGGCAAAGTCAGATCCTCTCACAAATGTTCTTTCAAAAACTAATAAAATGAGAGTTACTAAGAGTGGTGTGGCTAATAAGCAGGATCAAAAGACCAATGCCAGTGTAATCAAGTCAAGACTTGGTAAGCACGGTAAGTCAAATCTTCCAGAAGGTCGTGTTCTTCCTGATCTTTCTAAATCAGAATCAAAGGGTGAACATAGTAAAGATTATCTAGCTCGCGTTCAAAAACAGAAAGATAAAGCATCTGAAAAAAAGACTGCTGCTTCTGAATATTTGAAGATGAAAGGTTCTTTGAAAGAAGAAAACATTCAAGAACTATCAAAGAAGACACTTGGTTCATATATCAAGAAGGCTTCGCACGATGTAGCAACTAAGTCTGCTGCAACTGGTCGTTATGCTGAGAGAGCGAACAAAGAAGAAGATAACCGTAAGAAGAACCAAGATTATTCTGGTTATCAGCAAGGTCGTAAAGACAGTGCTTTCGCTGACAAGATGTTTAAGAAGTCATGGAAGCGCCGTGAAGGTATTGCCAAGGCTACTGACAAGCTGACCAAAGAAGAAGTTATTCAAGAACTTTCAAATAAGCTAAAGGCCAGATATACCAAGAAGGCTGAATTTGATAAGAAGTCTGCCGAAAGACAGGCTGAATTATCCGATAGAGAAGCTGCTGATACAGGTCGTTCTAAAGAATCTCGCAAAAGTTTTAAAGATGAATCTAAGTGGCTCAAAGGCATTGCAGCCAAGAGAGCCAAAGGTATAGAAATGGCGAAAAAAAAAAGTTAGACGAAACTAATTTTGCTTCTTATGGTGGTGTGAGAGGTCTTGGTGCCGTTACTGGCGAAGCTGGAGGTGGTGCACCTGGTGTAAATGATGGGTGGATAGCTCAAACATCAGGTGAACAACTTCAAGTGGTGAATTTGGTTCAGAATTGGGTTAACGATCATATGGATTTACATGCTGAGATTGAAGGTAATGATTTAAATCCAAAAGATGGTAATAAGAAGGTAAAAGTTGTAAGTAGAACATGATTGATGATTTGAATGATGACAACTTTATGATATATGCAGCCAAAGCTTATGATAAGCCAAACTGTATTCTTAGTGAGTTTGAAGAAGACTTGAAAAGATTGAAATATGTCAAGAGATTGATCAAAAGGTATAGAATAACAGGTGAGTTGAAAGAACGATTGATACTAAATCACATAATCGTTCTTTCAAATGTTTTTAGTGTTGAACATACGGTAAAAATGTTATTCTATAAAATGGATGAATGTGATTATGATATTTTGAAAACTTTTCTGATCTTTCTAAATTTTATGCCTAAGTATGTAGGGAAAATAAAAAATACTCATATCTATTCGAAAGAAATTTCAATAGACTTATTCGTATCTAAAAGGTTAAGAGATATCTAATGGCTGCTTTCGTAGAATTGTATGTTGATCAAGGTACAACATTTACAAATACAATCACATTAAATGATGATTCAACAAACGCTAATGTCAATATTAGTGGTTATATTATTCGTAGTCAAATGCGTAGATCATACTATTCAACCAATGCTACAGCAAATATTGTTTGCTCAATAATTGATCCTGAATATGGTATTGTAGAAATGTCACTAGGTGCATCCAATACAGCCAATATAAAAGCAGGTCGTTATGTTTTCGATGTGGAGATGCAAGATACAGCTAATGTTGTTACTAGAATCCTTGAAGGAATTATAACAGTCACACCTGGAGTAACAAGATAATGTCCACCACAGTCAGAGTATATAAAGATAGTGTCAATAGAAACATATCTATTAGAACAATGGGTGTAAATCCTCCTTTAAACTCACTAGGTCAAATTCAAGAGATAGATATAACTGGCGTAGCAAATAATGATGTTCTAGTTTATGATTCGGTTAGAGAAAAGTTTGTGGCTAAACAGCTGCCGGTTCTAAACGGGGGAACATTCTAATTGTCTAATACAACAATAATCATCAAAAATTCTGGTACAGCCAATAATGCTCCGACCAATCTAGAGTATGGAGAGCTTGCGCTCAACTATACTGACGGTAAACTTTACTACAAAAATTCTGCCAACGACATTGTTATGTTGGCAGATTCTACAGGCAGCGGATATGTAGGTTCTAAAGGTTACACAGGTTCAGCAGGCTATACAGGATCGGCATCAACAACACCTGGTCCCGCAGGTTACACAGGTTCTAAAGGTTACACAGGTTCGCAGGGAACTCAAGGTAATATAGGTTATACAGGATCTATTGGTTATACAGGCTCTAGAGGCTATACAGGATCACAAGGTGATCGTGGCTACTCAGGTTCTCAAGGACCTACAGGCAATAGAGGCCCAATGGGCTATTCTGGTTCTAAAGGTGACATTGGTTACACAGGTAGCCAAGGTGATCTAGGTTATACAGGTAGTCAGGGTGATCAGGGTGATATTGGTTATACAGGCTCAAAAGGTTCAGGCTACACAGGTTCTAGAGGTTATACAGGTTCACAAGGCAGTCAAGGACCACAAGGCGATACCGGTTATGCAGGATCAAGAGGATACACTGGCTCACAGGGCGCCGCTGGTTACATAGGTTCACGCGGTTATACAGGCAGCCAAGGCACAACAGGTTACACAGGTTCTAAAGGTGATGCAGGTACAAATGGTGCGCCTGGTACTCAAGGCAATTTAGGACCAATAGGATATACAGGTAGCGTCGGTCCTTCAGGTGATCTAGGTTATACTGGTTCACAGGGTTCTAGAGGTTATACAGGTTCAGCTGGTGTTACTGGTTATACAGGTTCTAAGGGTGATACTGGCTATGCAGGATCATTAGGCTATACGGGTTCTAAGGGTGACCAAGGATATACCGGCTCAAAAGGATATACAGGTTCGGTCGGTTATACAGGTTCTAAAGGTGATACTGGCGCCTCATTTGCTGTGGATGCTTCTGGTCTTCTATCAGCTAAAAGCACATATGATGCTCAACCAAAAGGTTTTGCATATCTAGCAACAGACACAGGCAATCTTTACATAAAGAATAGTAATACAAGTGGTGATTGGTCTGATCCAATTCCATTCGTAGGTTATACCGGTTCTGCTGGTAGTGCAGGATATACAGGCAGTCAAGGTTCTCAAGGTGGTATCGGTTACACAGGTAGCCAAGGTTCACAGGGTTCACAGGGTTCTGCTGGTTACACCGGCTCTAAGGGTGACACAGGATACACAGGATCTCAAGGCATAATTGGATATACCGGTAGTACAGGACCTCAAGGTTCACAGGGCACACAAGGTATTGCCGGTTATACTGGTTCTCAAGGTTCTCAAGGGCCAACAGGTTATACAGGCTCTAAGGGTGACCAAGGTATTTCCGGTTATACAGGATCGCAAGGCGCTCAAGGTGCTTTAGGTTACACAGGTAGCCAAGGTTCACAGGGTGGTATTGGTTACACCGGTTCTCAGGGTTCTCAGGGTAACATCGGTTACACAGGTAGCCAAGGCGCACAAGGCAATACAGGTTATACAGGCAGCCAAGGAACGCAAGGTACAGCTGGTTACACAGGATCACAAGGCGCTCAAGGCACACAGGGTGTAATTGGTTATACAGGTTCAAGAGGTTACACAGGTTCAGCTGGTTATACAGGTAGCCAAGGAGCGCAAGGTACAACTGGTTATACAGGTTCGCAAGGCGCACAGGGTGTTATTGGTTATACAGGTAGCCAAGGAACGCAAGGTGTAATTGGCTACACAGGTAGTCAGGGTGTAATAGGTTATACAGGCAGCCAAGGTTCTCAAGGTGCTGTTGGTTATACTGGTTCTCAAGGCTCTCAAGGCAATATAGGTTACACAGGCAGCCAAGGTAATATTGGTTATACAGGTTCACAAGGTAATCAAGGTGTAATAGGTTACACTGGTTCTAAGGGTGATCAAGGAGCATCAGGCTATACAGGCTCTAAAGGTGATGTTGGTAATATTGGTTATACAGGCAGTCAGGGTTCTCAAGGTGTAATTGGCTATACTGGTTCTAAGGGTGATCTCGGTTATTCTGGCAGCCAAGGTGTAATTGGTTATACAGGTAGTCAAGGAACACAGGGTACATTAGGCTACACAGGTTCTTTAGGTTATACTGGTTCTAAGGGTGATACGGGCGCAGCTTTCTCTGTTAATGCAAGCGGTCTATTGGCTGGTAGAGGAACATACGACACACAAAATACAGGTTTCTCATACCTAGCTACAGACACAGGTAATCTTTACATCAAGAACAGTAATACCAGTGGCGATTGGTCAGCTCCAATTCCATTTGTTGGTTACACAGGTTCTATTGGTTACACTGGTTCTATTGGCTATACAGGTTCAAGAGGTTACACAGGTTCAGCTGGTTATACAGGATCACAAGGTGATACAGGATATGTTGGCTCACAGGGTGACCAAGGTTTACAGGGTTATACTGGTTCAAAGGGCAATCAAGGTAATATTGGTTATACCGGTTCACAAGGCGAGATTGGACCTCTAGGTTACACAGGTTCACAAGGTGATCAAGGTAATATCGGCTATACAGGTTCTCAAGGTAATATTGGTTATACAGGTAGCCAAGGTAATCAAGGTGTTATAGGTTACACTGGTTCCAAGGGTGACCTAGGTTATACTGGTTCTCAAGGTGACCGAGGTCTACAAGGCTACACTGGTTCAAAGGGTAATCAAGGTAATATTGGTTATACCGGTTCACAAGGTGATATTGGTTATACAGGCAGCCAAGGTAATCAAGGTAATATCGGTTATACAGGCAGCCAAGGTGATACAGGATATGTCGGTTCTCAAGGTGATACAGGATATGTTGGTTCACGAGGTGATCTAGGTTATACAGGTTCGCATGGTTATACAGGTAGCCAAGGCACTACAGGTTACACCGGTTCTAGAGGCAATACGGGTTACACAGGTAGCCAAGGTGATATCGGTTACATCGGCAGCCAAGGCGATACAGGTTATACAGGTAGCCGAGGCGGTTTAGGTTATTCAGGATCACAGGGTGATACCGGCTATGTTGGTTCTCAAGGTATTCAAGGCTACACTGGTTCACAGGGTG